TTGCATATGCTTTATCTGATATTGTAGAGTTCTTTTTACTTCTACTTGTTCCTGCTTTTTTCCTTTTGTTAATATTTCTGTATAAGCTCATTTTCCTACCTTCTTCATTGCTAATGTATGTGCTTGTTTAAAGGTTTTACCCTTATTCATCTCCTTACGCATAAAAGCCATATGCTTTGCAGTATGATGTTTTTTATGTTTTGCAAGAGTTGTCCTTTGTATTTTAGTCAACATTTATTTTTTCTTTTTTGTTTTTTTAGTTTTTTTTGGTTTTTTCATTCCGTACATTATAATAACCTCAATAGTTCTGTAAATTTATCTGTCATTAATATAAATATAACTAAAGCTCCCCAAATAACATATTTAAATCTAAAAACTTCAATCTTTACATCTTTCATGTCTTTTTCAATATGTTGTAAGTGATTGTTTTTTATATCATTAATATCTTTTTTAATTAACTCTATTTCTATATTTAATTCGTTTAAGTCTTTCATGCTCGTCTGCCAGTTGTTTTTTTACCCAATGTAGTAAATGCTTTTGCAACTGCATCATTCTGAGACAACCCTTGACTCCTTAATTTTCTAACCATATTGCTAAATAATCTGTTGTATTCTGCTTTACTGTTTACTCTTTGTTTAAATTTGTTCATTACTGTGGTCCTATTCCTACTGGTCTTCCTTGTGCAGCTTCTAAAGCAAGTTCTGCTTTATTTATTTCCATCTGTTGTTTCTTGAGTTCTAATTCTTGTTGTTTTATTGCAAGTTCTACTGTTGCCATATCTTTTTCTAATTTAAGTTTAGCTGTAGCTAATTGTGTATCTATTTGTAATTTTTGCACCTCTATTTGTGCTTTTTGAGTAGCTATTTTCTCGTCAATACTTGGTTGAGGAGGAGGTGGTGGTGGCATATTTGCTGGATTAGTTATAAATTGGTCAGGATTAGAATAGCCTGACTGCTGTATAAACTCAGAAATAGTATTATAGATGTTTTCTGTAGTTACCATAGTTCCCATTCCACCATTTTCTATTAATTTTTGTAGAATATTCATAATTGCAGACGTAGTTTGCATTTTAGATTGATGATTTCCACTACCAATACCTACGTTTACAGTACAATTTAATTTTTCTTTCCAACGAGAAACATCTAAAGGCACAAACTTGTTGTTTAGATAAACAATTTTTTTTCTATCTTCATATTTTTGTACTAAATTATAAATATTCCTAAATACGTCTTTTATACCTGTTTCAGCAAACATACGAGCTATTAACTCTACTCTTTGCATAGCAGACTCAGTTGCTGCTGATATAGCTCCTGAAGTAACATGAGATGTTAATACATCAGGGTTTAATCCTTGCGACATTTTAGACACACCTGACCTTTCCTCTCTAATTCCGTCTAAATATTGAACCATTTGAAAGGCATATGGTTGTATTTGTGGTGTAGGAAGTGGTGTAACAGCGTTAGGAGACCTCATTCTAACAATTCCACCCGGTCTAGACGTTAATAAATCATCTAATTCTACTTGTCCTGCTAATACTGCGTATCTAGCGTTGTTAGTTAGATACATATTGTCTAAAAGATTACGCATTATTGTAGATTTTATTAATTGTATGTCAGAAACTGTGTCTGCAATACTCATTCCATAAAATTTATGAGGAATCGGTAATGGGCAAATAGTAGAAAACGGAATCATATCTATTTCTTCATTATCTAGTATTACATTTCCACCTTTTGTAATTTTTCTTAATTCTGCTATGCCGTCTCCGTTATAATCTATATTCAAATAACATTCTTCTATCCAAACGGCTCTTGTTGCACCTGTTCCCTCATCTGAAGGCATACTTTCGTCATCATAACTAAATCTTGCTAGTCTTTCTTCGTCCCATTCTCCTTGAGAAGACGAATATGTAGGCAAATTATCTACAAGATTCTTGTCATAACCCTCAGAAATTAAATCAGATACTGTTTTTTTAACTCTATGACAGACAAAAGTAGCAGACTCTAAATCTACTGCTCGTCTTGATACTAGAAATTCTTCAGGAGGTACAGAAACCACTTTAACTTGTCCATAATTCTTAGTACATTTAACTTTAACGTCATGCTGGATTACAGCAGGGCTAATTAAGTTGCCAAAATCATCTACTTGCTGTTTTTCTACTTGAGTTTCTGTATGTTCTAAAACTTCTAGCTCATCATTAGCTAAAATAGACTGATATTCAATATCTGTAAGATTTTCGTAATTTTCTGTTGTTACTTTTTTGTTTTCTTCCCAATAATGCTTAACTATCCCTGTTTTGCTTATCAATGCATCTTTAAAAACGTCATATAAGACCTTAAAGCCGTTATTTTGCTTGTTAAAGACATAGTTGACATAGTCGGTAGCTTGTTTAGCCATTTCGATGTCTTCAGGGCCTTGTGGCTCGAATTCAGCTATATTGTTATGCGTTGTAAAGATACGCATAAGACTCGGCATAATGTATTCGATAGTATCTCTTACATCAGTTGTTACTATTTCTGACCTACCATCTATCTCGTTGCCAAAAGGCTCTCCTAGATAGTATTTCATAGCTTCTTCTCTTTGGTGTGAAAGTTCGCTACTCATATGTCCAGTAGATGATTCTATTTCTGACGATAATTTAGCAATTAATTCGTCTTCGGTCATTTTTTTGTATTTTTTTACCATTATTTTCCTTTAAACTATTGATATATCAGGTCCTAACCTGCCTTTTTTGTGCCATTTTGATGTTTCTGTGTCTGCGTGTCTTAAACTCATAGTTGCATATCTAGTAGCCGACATTAAATCGTCTTTTAATTTTACTAATTTACCATCTTTACGATGATACATACGAAACTCTTGAAACCAATCGTATAGAGTATTAAAAACTTTAAATCTTCCTGTTTCCATTCGATTCAACATTTCCATCAATCCGGGTTCTACCGAGTTTCCTCCCTTATTTTCTCCCAATGCAGGTGGATTTTCAAAATGAAAAGGCATCATATTGACTCTAGCTTCCCTATATTGCTCTGCTAGTGTCTTACCCGAGCCTTTATCGTGTTGATATCCGTCATGAGGCCATACTATTGGAATATAATGACTCCCCTCTCTTTCGTTTATATGACTTGCGTGATAACTAGGTATTTGTTTACTCATGCTATAACAGTCATAAACGTAGACAATATCCTCGTCTCTGTCCCAAGCCAACCAAGCTACTGCTGTAGGGTGGTCATAACCGAAGTCTAGTCCTGCAATTCTAGGGAAATGCTCTGGAATAGTGAAAGGTTCACAGGCTAGATTCTCCTCTAAAATAGGGAAAACAAGTCCACTACCTATTGTCGGAATCCCTTTAGACCTCATTTCTCTCTCATGTGGAGGTAATGCTGCCAAAATCTGTTCTTTCATGTCTTCTGTTAGATGACCAGCGTCTTCCCAACCTGCCGATATTAAAGCCTGTTTGGGTCTTAATTCTGTTGTAAAATTCTGTACTACGTCTGTCATGCCTGATTCAGGAGTAAATGTCATGTAAACCTGCCCTTGTCTGTCTAGGGTACGAGTAATACATTGTGAATAGATATCCTGTGCTGGTTCTTCGTCTAACCAAACCAAATCTATAGACTCCCCCATAAATTTTTCAGCACCCATTTCATAGGCTTTGAAAGCTACTCTAGACCAACCACCCGATGAATGTTTAACCAATACAGAGGAATGAGCATTTGGTACACCGGGTTTTCTAGTCGTTTCGCCAATTAAGTGTTTTGGTATGCTGCCTTTACCCTTATCTCTAGGATTATCAGGTTGCCCAAATAACTCGCTTTGGCAGATATCTCTTGTGGTTTCATTAGAAGCACCACACACCCAAGCTTTTATGGGCTTTAAAAATTTTTTTCCTTCCCACCAATCAGGGTATAATCCCGTCAAATGTATAGCCATTTCCATAGCACCTACATAACTCTTACCTACCCTATTTGCTGCCATAAGTAGTCTTTGATTAGCTTCTGCTCCAGCTTCGTGGAAACTCTTTTGAAACTTATAAGGTTTATAGTAATTAAGTTTATTTTCTTCGTGCCGTTTCTTTAGCGTTGTGAGTATTTCTTGTATCTTTTCTTGGCTCATATTTTATGCACACTAATCCACTTCTAAATATAACACTTTTTTTTGCATCATATCAAGTTTTTTTATAACAATATTAGCAGGTGCTTATGGTCTTATATTTCCCACCATAGCGTGAAGTGAACGAAGGTGTTTTTGTTTATGTATGTGAGGGGGTGAGGGTGTGATTGATATTTAGGAATTGTAATTATGGAATAATTTTTGGTTATTGTTTGATTAATTTTTATTCTACAAGATTTATTTCAAGGTATAGTGCGTGGCTATAAACTATTCATTCACTACGTATTTAATTCTTACGTGTTAACAATCTAATTATAATTCATTAATGTTTTATAGTTATATCTGTCTAAAGAATAATTAACTAAAGGTTTTCTGCGACTTATGAATCTTTATCTTTTTATTAGACCACTATAATAAAAACTTGACACGTATTTAAATATTTAATGTTAACACGTTAGATTTAAAACAAAAAAAAAGAGCATTAAATTAATAATGCTCTTTAGGTTTATATGTGTATTATTTATCTTTTGGTTTTTCCGGCTTAACGTATAACTTCATTTCTGTTATTCCGTTGCCGTCAAAATCTGTTCCTCTGTGATTACAAAAGTGTTGCACGTTTGAGTGTTCAGAAGATTTATTTGTAATTGTAAATCTACTTCCACATAAACCACATTTATAAGTTTCTGATTTTGATTTCCTTGTTTTGTTAACCCATGAGAATTCAGAAAATACCCATTTCTTACCCTCTTTGATAACATCTTTATACATTGAATCGAACTCATTATTCGGTTTAGTGCTAGTAAAATCTTTACCGGACTTACCACCTATGCCGTCAAGACCAACTGCTGTCGCAATTCTTTTAAACTCTTTTCCATGTGAGTTTTTACAGTCATCTGTTGCATGTACTAGCTCGTGAACAAGAACTTCTAAAAAGTCATAAAAGTTTTTTACTGACCATTTAACCTTTTTCTTTTCTTCATCATAGTAAACTGTATCAATGTTAATATGTATTTGAGTTTTCTTTGATTCAACATCAAAGTTTTTAGAATAACAGTTACCCAATACTTTTGATTTACCCTTGCTTTTAATATGTGCAAGAGCAACATTAATATCAGACGGGTTGAAAGTGTCTGTTGTTTTATCTAAAAATATTTTAGCAATCATCGGAAGAATCTTGTCGATAATAGTTTGTCTGATAAGATGCTCTGAATCTTTTACTTTTGCATTTGTTATTTTTTTGTCTTTCATATTATTAAATGAATGATACTTAGAAATAAATTTAGCAAGTAAAATATCAGTTTTTCTATGTTCCGGATATTGCTTGTTAATATAATATTTCCCGTTGAATTGACTTAACCATTCTTTCAAGCTAACCTTTCCGTCTTTCTCCAGATGTGCTAGTAGCTCGTTAACCAATTCCATATTAATATTTTTGTTTAAGAATTGCTTGTATTTATCTCCATGCTTATCTGCTAGTGCTTCAATTAGACTTAACCCTTTAACTCTAGGCTTGTTAGATGGATTGTTAAAAGGAGCATAATTTATATAATCACTTTTTCTTTCTGTTGTTTTTCTTGTTGCTGTTTTCATTTTTGTTTACCTTTTATTGTTTGTTAATTATCTTTCGTATTTTAATAAATCAATATTAAAATTAAGAATATTCGTTTGTTGCTCTTTGTCACATTCAAGCCACAGTTTTTCTGCTGTTGCTCTTTGTCTATTTGATAAATCTTCATCATCATTTAGATAATTTAAAATTAATCTTAATTTGTCGTGTGTCATTTTCATTTTTGTTTATTCCCGTTTCACGTGAAACATTTGTTTATTGGATAAAATCACTTTATCCATATTTAAATTATATCAAATTGGACGTTCTAGTCAAACATATTTAAAAAGAAAGTGTTAACTCTTTTTATTTGAATACGTGTTTATACTATATATATATAGTATTAAATAATTTAAATATTGAAATTAAATTAAATAATGTTTGACTTTTGCTAAAACGTCAAAATGAGTCGATTAGGAGCTTACAGACTAAATTATATTTTAAGGTATAATCATACACGGACTATTGTAAAAACGTCAAAATGGACATAATTTGGAGCTACGTAAAATCAATGACTTACAGAGGATTTTATTTAGTAATATTTTAGAAAGTCAACTTTTATTTTATTTATATTTTACGTTTTACTATTTA